CTTAGATTTGTCCACCAACACATCACTCTTATTTGCCGGAGTGATAGTTTGACCTAATTCAGCCATATATTCCTTTGCTTTTGAGAAGTTCAAAATGTCCCACATCTCTTTGATCATAGTTCTAAAATTATCATCACCATGAACAGAGAGGAAAATACATTCTCTAAAATCAATCTTCAGATCCATCTTATTGTCTATCAAAGCTCTGTAAAAACAGTACCTCCAATTGAACTGATTAATGAGACAATTAATAATAGTAGTCAAATAACCACCCGAGGGTTGTCCCATTAACATAGCTAAGACCTTATCATCTAAAACTATTTTAGGATCTGCAAGATCCAACCAGACGACTTCTCTCTCAGATCCGAGATCGTCATCAAACCACTTTTCCAAGATGTCAAAGATGTCCCACTGCAATCTCTTGTAATGTGACACATCGTAAGCAGAGTAGTCTGAATCTCCTGCATCTGGATCATCCTCATTGGAGAATTTCCTGGCTGCTTCGTAAAGTCGATGCCATTCCATAGACGTACAATTTATACCCGGAGAACCTTCATCATCAATCCTATTTGCAACATAAGCTTGTCGAAACCTAGCATAGTAAATTGCTGAAACCAAAATGGATTCAAAAGACGCTCCCATAAATGCACGTGTGGAAGCTGATTCTACTTTTGCGATTTTCCGTCGTTCAGCCTTAAGATTGAGAGTATAGTAATCTTCACACCTAGTGCGTTTTCTGATACTATATAGTCTCCCATACACTCTACTTTCAATGAGTGGATAACCTCTGTTGGTTTTATCACGTGGGGCCCCTTCTTTATACAATGTAGATTTCAATTTAGGACACTCCTTCTTATGAATAATTCCAGCAGAAGAGGCAGAATTCATAGAGCTGATGTATTCTTCATCATTTCCCCAAATTGCTTCTTCCAAACTGATACAGTTCTCTTCAGATGTCTTCGGTATCGATAGCACAAGTTGTTCCAAACTTTCTAGAGCTAACCTGTACGCGAGCTCATGCTCTCTCAAGTCAGATGGAACCTCAGCCTGTCTATATTTTGACAAAGCCACAGCCTTAGGCGATATTCCATTCACACAATTGAGCGCTGCAGGAGCAGTCGTTACTTCAAATGGAATAACTCCTTGAATTGGAGACGGAACTATATCATGCTTGTTAGCAAGAGTATGCTTGAAATGCTTCACTGTTGTACCTTCAACTATCAAATTCCCCATCTGCGGAATAGCATCGAATGATTCTTCCACATATTTTCTTTGAGGATGATCTATGAAGTCAAACAACT